TGCATGTTGCCTGTAAGCGCACCGCCAACAGCCCGAATGCCGGGTCTTAACAGCATATTAAAGCCGTTAGCCCCCATATTGAGAATATGAGTTCTTGGGCCTGATAGGATGGCGTTTAGCCAAACCTCGTTGATGACGCCAAAAATCTTGTTCTCATTAGCTTTGCGAATGATTTTGGCCTGTGCCTTCGGATTACCTTTAGCGCCTTGGATTTGCTTTGCGAGCCGTGCCACTTGGTTAGACCCACCAAATTCCATCAGGCGGTCTAGTGCGACATCATCCAAAGCATCTGCCGTTCTTATGCGTCCTGCAGATACAGCACGAGCAGTGGCGGTTTGAATGCCTTTAACAGATGCTTGAACGTCTGCGTGTAGCTTGAGCAAATCTACTAACTGCCGTTCAACAGTAGTGTCCACATTGCGCGTTTTGCCCATTTTGACGATGACTTCTGACAGGTCGGAAATTCTGCGACCAGTAGATTGCAGCAGCATTTTACCCGCTACGATACGCTGTGCGCTTGTTCGAGTTACCTTCTCGGCATCCAGAAAAGCTGCTCGTACATCTTCGGGTTTAGCATCAACAATCTCTGCTAGGTCATTGGTGGCATCATCGAACACCTTGGTGTGTGTCTCGACTTTCTCCAAACCCATGCCTTTCAGCACACCAGCGTCTGATAATGCCTGTTGTGTGGCGTCCATCATTTTAAGTGCGTCTGGTGGTCCGTCTGTGTTGTTCCAGTTGATAAGACCAATATCATTACCATCCATGTCCAATGCACTCAGAGGGACAAGTTCGTTTGTTTTTCTGGCTTGCTCGGTAATGGTTCTGAGGGCTTGAGTATTGATGACCTCAGATGGTGCTTTAGTCTTTTTGGGTACAGTAGTCTGTACGTCTGGCAGAGCAGGGGCGTCAGGTTTGACTGCTGGAACATTGTCATCGAACAGCGATACACGGTCATTTGGTAGTTGTGACGTTGGATTAGCGTCCGGTTGTGATGCCTCAAGGTCTATGCGTCTGTTTCCCGTTTCCGGGTCGAACTTCATCCCATCAGGCGTGGTAAACATTCCATCAACCATTTGGCCTTTAGGCTTTCCGCTCGCAGCCAACTCATCAAAGGTTTTGATGGTTTCTTCTGCCTCAGAAATAGCCGCTGCTGTATTGTCCGAAATGGCCCCGTTTTCAGCAAGCTCAGTTTTGGCGTGGCGCAGATGTTTGCCAAGTTTGATTATGGCAACTATGCCTTCAAGACTGCCGCCAATAATACCGCCTTCTACGGAGTTCCGTAGGCGGTTCTCCCATTCGGTAGCATCAGCGTCTGTTGCCAATGCCTCAGTCAGATATGGAACGGCCCACTCGTTGTCCTGCATGAACTTTGAGATGTTGGCATCATAAGGTTCGAAGGCAGCTGCATCCGCCGCTGCGCCTTTACCAAGGCCAGCAAGAATACTTCTACCACCGCCCAGCATCAAATACGCTGTAGCAAACTGAGAGAAACCTTCGGTCAGTTGACCCTGTATTGTGTCCGACTCCGCAAAGGTTTCGGTAAGGTCCACTTCGCCGCCAGTTACATCTGCAATGTTTTGTAGTGCTGTATCGGCGTTAAAGTCTGGACGGTCTTCTGGTTTAGAAACAGGAATGCCCAGCTTTTCGTAGTTTGACCTTTGCTCAAGAAATGCAAGGTCGCGCTCCTTTTGAGTAAAGGGTGTGCCCCGAGCGGCTTCTTGCTGTGCAATAAAGCTGTCTAGCACTGCGTTAAAGTCTTCTGGCGTTATTGCTCCAAAATTCTCAAACGTCTGCCGTCCTTCCGCACCTGCACCAATCGCGCCCCGAATTGCACTCGCTGCAATGTCTTGCACACCATCGATGATGTTGCTGAGCATACTAGGTTCTTCGGGTGGGGGTGGCAGTTCGTACTGTCCTTGCAGAACTTTCAGTGCTGCACCTTGCCCGTACACTTGGTCAAACATTGGGACATTAGCCCCACCACCTTGCATCAACAGGTCTTTTGCTTTGTCCAGTGCTGCTTGGTCTGGGAGGATACGGACTTCGGTTTGTGCTTCCTCAGCCATTATGGATTGCCTCCTTCAATTATAGAGATGAGTTCTTGAGGGGTTGCGCTGACGCCAGCCCCGTCTGCACTTGATTGTGCGGCATTTAATGCGTCTGATAGGGTTTGGTTGGTTGTCATAGTCTGATTAACAGATGTAATTACATCGTTGGGAACTGTCGCTTGTTTGGCTAAATCAACTGCCTGAGTGGCTATTTGATATTGAACACCCACGTTAAATTTCTTGTCTGGGTTATTCTCCATCCAATCAACTTTAAGTTCCTGATAGTATCTATCAAAACGTACCCCTGCCTGTTGAGCGAGTTCGCCAGATGTGCCGTCTGGCACTAGACTTGCGGCTGTTGTTACTGAGGTTAGGAAGGAACTTTTGAGGTCTTTAGCTGGTGAATTAGGCTCTAACCAATCTAGGCCCATCTCCTCGGCGCTGTTGTAGACAGTGTTCCATTGAGAGAGAAGCGACCCTTCTGAACCTTTCGGTAAATTGCCAAGTGCGATTTGGAGGGTCAGATAATCATAAACATCCGAAACCTCCGTAAAGGTTTTCAATTCGTTCATCGCCGCAGCATGTGCTTTGTCCGCGTCACCACGAAACTCGGCACCAGCTTTACTTTGTCCATCGCGAAAATTGACCAAGCTCCTGTATAGAGTTGCAGCCTTTGCGTTACCTTGGCGACCAGCCTGATATAGGGCTGCCATTTCCGCATCTATGTCTCGGTTGAGATTAACGAGCGCCTCACCAGTTGCTGTAACTGCCTGAGTTATTCGGGCTGTAATACCAGCTTCAAGCGATGACACTTTAGTGTTCTGTTGCTCTAATAGCGCGTCAGCTTCTGCTTCCTCTTGCTTGGCAATAGCGGCGCTAATATCAGCCCTAGCCTCATACACCGCCGTTGCAGCTTCGAGAGTTGTAGCCAATGAACCAGTGCCTGTGATGACGCCATCAAGGCTGTCGAGCATACTCGGGTCATTCGCTTGATAAGCCGCGAGGATAACACTGTTGAGAATGGTCTCGTTGACCTTCTCTCTGTTCATTCCATCTACTTCAGCGTCTTTAATGCGTCCATTAACCCACCCAACAAATGATGCTTCTTTTTGCGCTCTTTGTTCCTCGGTGTCTTCGTCTGCATAAAGCGTAAGAATATATGTGGAGGTTTCGTTGGCCCACGCGGCATAGTTCTGGCTCTTCTGCCAATCACGATGCTTGTCGGCCCAGGCTGCTCTGAATGCTTCATTGGCTTTGGATGCTGTAGTTGAGAAATATTCCGCAACCTCAACGTCGCTATGACCTGCAAAACCATTGTCCTGCTGGAAATTCTCATAGAACTGCGTTGTGAATTTATCGATACTGTCAGGGTTGCCGTTGGTGTAAAGTTTCTTCTGCTCTAAAGCGTCATTTAACTCTTCTGCGTAACGAGCGGACATCGCATTTAGGTGCGAAATTCGATAACCTTTGCGCAGGTAAGGGCTGTCACCTTCGGCAATGATACCATCTCGGACAGCATCGCCAATGGCCACACGTGTTGTGTTGTAGAGTTCTACGCCTTCAGCATATTCAGCTTTAGCTTTGCGCTCTTCCGCAGCTTCAAGGACAGGGGTCGCTTTCGTCTCAAGGCTTGTAAGAAGCGCCGACAGGCTCTCCAAGTTGCCCTTTTGCAGTACGGCAGGAGTGTATGTTTCCACAGGTTGCGCAGTCGCAGATACTGTTGGGATTTGGTTGGCAAACGGATTGCCGATAACTTGTCTGGCCATTAGGGGGTAACTCCTTGAGCCTCGGCACGTGCTTCACCGCGTCCGTATGTATCAATTCCAAAGCTGGCCAGTGGTTCAATTACACCCGCCATTGCTTCGGCGAAGCCAACAGGCTGGATAGAGTTGATGCGGTTGATAGCTTCACTCTGGTAACCCAGCTTGGTCATCTCGTTCTGCGCTTGAATGTCCTCTAGCTTCTGCATTGTGCGGTCAGCGAGAACGCCTTCAGAACGCTCAAAATCATTAATCAGTTGGTCTACGTTTACACCTTGAACACCCGCACCACCTGCCGCTGCAATGGCTGTGCCTTGAGACTGCATAGCCTTGAGGTCAGCGTCTTGTAGCTTTTGGGATGCTTGGGTCTGTTGTTGGATTACCCTTAGGTTTGCTTGCTTTGATTTCAGAAAATATGCGTCTTTCGAAGCTGCAGCATTATTAGCGTATTGCTGGTTTTTGTTTTTGGTTTTTTCCATTGAGGCGGCTGCGCTGGCCACCGCCGTCACACCTTTAACAACGGTGATTGCTGTTGCTGGGTCACACATTTTTTATCCTCACAAATTCATAAAAGAGCCTCTTTTCGGCCCCGTAATTTGGGTGCTTGTTGATGAACGTGAAGCCCATCCAACGAAGCCACTTGATGTGGACGGTGTTTCGGGCATCTACACAGTTGAAGAGGACCAAGTAGTCCTCCGAAAGTTCCTGTAGTGCTTTCTTTGAGTTGCGCAGGAATGTTGTTTGGTGCTGATAGATGTCATCTGTAGCGACCATCCAAACAACTCCTGCGTCTGGTAAGGAAGGACAGGGAACTACGCCGCATAGACCCACACGGTCACCATTTGGTGCGCGTAGGGTCAGCGATATATCCCCAAGAGTTAGTCCTTTGTGCAGGATGCCACGAGGCTTCTGGCCCGTTGAGGCAAGACATTCGTTGTAATCTGCTTGGCGTAGTCTTGGGGATACGTAGTCAATGTCTTCCACCGTTGTCGGTGTCAGTAATTTATCCATTAACTCTTCTTGATCTGAGGTGCATTGAGCCTTCCCATTCTGCCGATAGGAACTGACAGGGAAGGTGGCTATCACTTTCGATTATTACTCGAAGGCGGTCAGACTTTGACATTACAGGAAACCTAAAGTCACCTGAGGCTAGTGTGGTCGTCCCTAAAACGCCTGCACCACCACCAATTACTCGCCCTGTGTAATCATAAGTTCCGCCAAGCCCGTAAGTTTCTAGCGGCTTGTACCGTGGCTCTACTTTGACGTTAAAATCGCCACTGTCCTGATAGCGCAGTAACCAGTGTTTAATCTGTAACCTGCCGCCAGTGATTGCTACGCGGCCACCGTTTGCTGTGCTTTCTTTCAGGGTTGGTTCTGAGAACTCATAGGTCATGGTGTACGGTTCACCGACATACATATCTGTTGCCGTATGGTCGCCAGCCACAACAATGGTGCTTCCAGTTGCCGAGACTTGTGACAGCACAGTGCCTTGCGTTGAGCCGCGTGTGACCACGACAGGCGAAGTTAGCGCATATGGCGTGGTGATTGTCGTTTGAGCTGTTGCGCTGTCGTATGAGCGTGTGAGCGCCGTTTCGGCTACGCGGTAATCTAGCCGTGTTACGTAGCTTTGGTCCGTATCGAACCGTCCTTCATCGAAGTGGATTAAAACTAAGACAGTTTTCCCGCTCTTGTTGCCCACGACATAGAGCGCACTTTCGATAAACTGAGCATTTAATATGGTCATACTATCGAAGGTGTATTTAAACCAAGCGGACTGAACCTTCTCGCGGCCAGCAACATGATATTTGTAGATGTAAGCTGCTGATGTATCCTCTGTTGTTAGGCAAACAAGTGCATTTTCTGATGTACTTGCCGTCATAGAGTAGACGCCTTCAGGCACCAGCTTTGAGACATGTGAAGTAACATCAACAGCGTCAGACCTGTCGGTGTCATCAATAACGTAATATTCACGCACCGATGTGAAACCACCTCGTGTTGCAGGAAAGTAAACCACACTGCCAGCAGGTGCTGGTTTTGCTGTGGTACTGCTTTCATATTCTGTTGTTTGGCTAATCGAAGTGTTCTTGGGTGTGATAAAGTCAGCGCCTTTGAGAATGAACTGCGTCTGGTCAGAAAACAGGAGTAGTTTTCGGTCAAACGGAATTGCATGTTTAAGCAACGAAACCTTTGTATGGCTGGCTGCAACATCAATTGGGTCATTATCCAATAGGCTTCTGGCTGTTGTGGCGAAGAAATCGAAATACTCTGATGTCCTCGACATGATGACATTCTCGTCTGCCAACAGCCCAAGCCTATTTTGAAAGAAGAATACGTCTGAAATCTTGGTTCCTACGAAGGAAGGCGTCGGTATGGATGTTTCATCACCAACCGCCCTGTCGCCCCAAGTAGCCTGCTCAAATGTAAACGAGCCATCGGCTTGCCGTATGAGCAGGTGAGGCATTGTGGATGCATTCAACTCATAGGTGATGTTGGGCTTAATCCACTCAATCCATGTCCCGCTTCCGACGTTTGTTTGGGAGCCGTTGTCTGAGACAAACTTCACATAATAATCATCGAAGTCGTTTGTCTGGTCACCTTGTACGTGTGCGATGTAGCCTTCAGGCGCACGGGATGGCAGGTCATCGAACCGTTGGACTGTACCAACTGTTGGAGAAAGACCTGTATCGCCGATGCTGTCATAGGTAGCGAGGTCGAACGATGCGTTACCCGTTTTATTGATGATGACCGTTGAGCCGTCAGCTGTCGATGTAAAGTTGGTTTGCGCATCTATTGCTGCTGCCAGGCGTGTTGCGATGTCATCTGTGCGGGTTTGCACTTGGTCAGTGCCGCTTGTCGTAATGTCAGCGGCAACCGCACCATCAAGATACACAGTGTATCTTTGATTATAATCACCTTGCTTAACAGCGATGAGGCCAGTGTAGGGGTAGAGGGGGGACAAAGCCGTATTCATGGCTGTCGTCTGAGATGTGTTCACGATGTAGGTGTAATCTGCAACGGTCACGGCTCTAAAGTCTGTCACTGGTGTAGTGCTGTTCAGATAAGTTGTCCCGTTGGGGTAAGTTACCGTTTTGGCATTACCTGCGAGGTCGAAGACTGAAATTTGATTACTGGCGTTGATGAACACAAAATAGCGTTCATTCACGTCACGATTAATTAAATGTGTGAATGACCCCGTAGTTTCGGAGTTACTCATTATAGCCACATGTTCTAGCGGTGGTCGCTTTAGTAAGCCTTCAACCAAACTAGGGAAGGCATTCACTTGGTTCTCAGCTTGTGATGAAAGCCGCAAAGCTGGGGACTGTTGAGAAATGCCTTGGATTAGATTGGGAATAGCAGAGCTAATCATTCCCATTAGCTTAGCACCCTGCGGTTAAAGCCACGGTTCATCACTCGGGCTACTGCATAGCTGTCCATCATATTATAATCGGCAGTGTCACCTTCGAATGCTTTGAGGTCGATGAAGGCTTTCTGTTCATCGCGTGCAATCATTTTGTGAATGTTCTCAGAATTAAGCATTCGGTCAGAATAGATACGTGCTGCTCGTGTGGTTATGTATCTTTTGGCTGAGTCAGGTAGAATTACAAAGTCTTGGTAATAGACAATTGATGCCTTAACCTTTCCGGTAAATGAAAAGGTCCTATCTACAAGATTAAATAGTTTACCTTCTCTCTGTACTACATTGTAATCATTAGTATCAATTCGTGCAACATCTGCGGGTACTACAATTTCATTTGTAGCATTAGGCGATAGCTCGACACCATCCTCAGTGTTGAAGTGCCAGCCTTGTGATTGCACTTCACGAGATACTTCGTTCAAGATTTGCTTAGCTATGGATACATCAGTCACTTGATTTCCAGCCAGCGTGTTCACTGGTGCTTCACCGATGGTCGTCAGAAGGACGTTGACCGCCTCTAGCTCGGTCATGCTCGTTGGTTTTGTCATGATGTCCTCATAAGAAAAAAATGGGCTGGCCCTGTTAAGAGCCAACCCAAAGAAAGTTTAAGCAGTTTTGATTTCAACTGCGCATTCTGGACGCAGAACACCGTGGCCCATTGCGTACTTAGCCGCCATGAGTGTCCCTTGGTATTGTATGTTGAAATCGCCTGAGGTTTTCTCAACAGCGAGGTCCATCAATTTGACAGTACCCAAGGCTTGTTTCTGCATCACCACAGCTGCGGTAGTGGAGAAGTCGCCATGGTAGGTGTTATTCTCACCTGAGACTGCAGATACGTTGGTTGAAGGTACGTTGTTCGATTTAACGATTTGGACACCAGCAACACGTAAGACTGTGCCGTCTGCGTAAACTCCAGATCCGCCCCAGTCACGATTGATAACATCGGTGGTTTGGACAAGGTTGTAGTATTGTGCTGGCTTCACGATAGCCACGCGCTCATTCTCAGGGACATCTTTTTCGTCCATGATTTTAGCAGCTTCAAAGATGGATGCGGCAAGAGATGCGCCGTTGGTTTTTGAATCGGCGTCTGTGATTGCAGAGCCGCCATTACCACCTGATACAGTAGCACTGGAACGTGCTGCCAATACTGCAAGCTGCAGCAAGCGCACGTCGAACTGTTTGGCGAGTGCCATGCCCAACAGGCGTGAATACTCTGCGCGAACATCATAGTGGTTCTTAGCTTCATCGATGTCTGCGATAAATGTATCTGCAATCAGAACGTCATCGATGTTCACTACAACTTCATTGTGGTTGATAGTTTGTGCGCCCAATAGGGGTGTACCCGGTGTGTGATAAGCAGCGTTTGCTTTACCTGACACGGGGAACTGTGCTGACTTACCAGACGAAATTGTTCGGCTGACGTGCAAGTCTTTCATTACGTTGGTTTCGTCGAATGCTGTGAGAACTTCTCCAGCAAAGACTTTTAAGAACAGAGCGTTTGTCTGGTCAAAGTTAGCCGCTGCGCCATTAGCTGCGCCTAAACGGCTGGCTGTTACGTTGGTCATTTTATAATTCCAAAATAGTGTTGATAAGGGGAAATGACTGTCGTTATGCTCAGGCCTAGGTTGTCACTCGCAAGTGGCCGCAGGTGTTCATAGTTGATAGTCCGTCTGCCTAAGAAGGCATGACATTTGACCCGTTGAGGAATTATTATGTTTTGGAAAATTTTTGCCGTTTTGTTGGTTGGCTTAGTATCGGTAACGTACCTATCAAGAGTAGAAACGGTTGGCTACGACAGAGGTCATTTTGTTCAAGAAACAACAAAAGGTTTAACACTTGATAAAAAGATTTTTCGAGTTTGTAGGGTGAGAACCGGCTCAATGGCGTCCATTTTAAAGGGCATTGAGTGCACACGGTGGGGCAGTCCAAGCATTCTTAAATAATATCAGGGTTTTTAGGTTTGGTAGTCCCACCCAGCATCGCATCGTAGCTGCCGCCAATGTAGATAATTCGAAATTCGAAGTTGTTCTTCTGCCCACAGTTAGAGCATCTAGCTTTCTTCATGACTTCCTTGACCGTTATCTCTTTGCCATAGCGTTCCATCAGTTGCTTCACAGGAACATTGGGTGCGTGACCGCACTTGCATTCAAATGAGAGATGGTTGTTCGATATGGTTTGGAGTTGGGTCAAGGATAAGCCTTATGTCTTTTTCGCGGTTTTCTTAGAGTCCCGAAAGGCTTTTGCTGTCGGAGCGCCTTTGGAACCTACCTTACGAGGTTTGCCAGTGACGCGGACATTTATTGATAGATTATTTGAAAAATAGCAAAGCCGATGTATCATCTTGATAACATCTGGATCAAGGTTCTAACATTTTTGGGGAAATAATAATGACAAGATTATTGATAATTGTCTTTTTGCTAATGTTCTCTTCAGGTTTTGCAGTGGCTAAAGACATAAAAGTTTTTGGTATGAAAACTTTAGAAAGTGTTTTTGAGTACGTAGATTCGTTATCTGATAGTGAACCTCACGCCGAAACTCTGGGAAGAAAATACAACAGCATATGGATAACTCCTCCAAAATCAAACGACTCTTTCGATTATTATGGTTTAGTTTACGACAATGAAACAAAAACAGTACAAGGGGTTCAAGTTTATGGTTTAATCTTTGAGTTTGACTATTGTGTTGGGCAGATGGAGGGTTGGATACCTCGATTGGAAAAGAGATTTTCGACAAATTTAGAAAGGTTTGAGCCAACACAAGGTGATGGATTAATGACAGTATCTGCTGGCGGTTGGGTTATGGATAATACCCACTATATTAGTATACGGTGTAACCAATATGCTGATGGTGAAGTTGGGTTGATATTTTTTTGGCGGACAGAATCTCTTTCTGACGCAGTTTCAGATTACTACGATGATTTTTAGCTGTTGTTTGGGTGATTACCCATGACAATAAGTTTACATTAACTTTAAAGAGATGCATTAATTGACGGGGAATTAACCCCCGCCAGAATGTTTACTTTTTCTTTGGTGGACGACCTACTTTTTTACCGTAAGTCCCTTTGCCTTTTGGCATCCTAATATCCTTTTAAAATACGCTTGAACGGCCCAGCTTCTGCTCCACGTCTTTCGTGTAAGCAGCATCCTTGCCGTATCGTGGGTCTTTCATTGCCGCTACGACTTGAGCCGTAGAACGAAATTCATCCTTAGACGCAGCCTGCGCCTTGCCTGAGACAAGGTTAGGCTCTGTGTCACCTGCAGCTTCACGCTTAGACATCATCCACTCGACAGCCATTTTGGCATTGTCAGTGCCGTTAGCGACCATCGTGTTGTAGACCTCCAATTCATTAGCGGCCATGTTATCACGCGCCCAATCTGTTAGGTCTTTGTACCCATCTTCGCCGCCAGCCACCGCCATAACGGTATTAGCGTCCGCTTCTTGGGTGGACTGCATCCCTTGAATGTAGGTTTCCACCATCGCTTTCGGGTAACCCATTTGTTCCAACTCAGCGAAACTATCTTCCGACAACGCTCCACCATCCGCAAATTCTTGAGAGAACTTATCAAAGTTTGGAATTGTACTTTCGTTATTGTCAGTTGGAGTTTCATCAGTTGTTGCCTCATCGTCAGCTGGGGTTTCCTTCGGGGCAGAGAGTTTCTTTTCAAGTTCCGTGTATGACTTCGCCAAGTCTTCAGGTGAGTTAAACTTTTCTGGCAACCAATCTGGACGTTCAGATGCTTGGTTATCCTCCGCAACAGGTGCGTCAGGGCCAGTTTCGGGTTCAGTAATGGTTATGCTTTCTGCCATGTTTAGAAGTCTTCCCGTGTACGAGTTGGCTTCTTAACGATGGTAGGTGCTGCCAAAGGTTTATCCTTCGGTTCCTTGCTGTCTTTGGTTTTCGACATACGAATTTCCTAATGCTTTAACGCCCTCTTGGATGGCACTTGGTCCTGCTTGCTGCATCATCTGCGCTTGCATGGCCTGTTGCTGTTCTTGGGCGATTTGTTCTTGTGATTTGATAAGGCCATCAGTCTCGATTCCGAGAGCAGTGGCGCGGCGTTTGATATAATCCTGCAGGTTCACGTACTGCTGTAGAACCTCTGGCCCTAGAGCCTGAGACATACCTTGAATAAACAGGTCTAACTTTCGGAGGTCATGGCCGCGTCCGAGTGCTTCCATGCCAGTAACGATGGTGGGTTTCACCACGTTGTCTGGTAGTTTGGGTAGCTTCTTGGCTTTGGTCAGGACATCAATCTTCCGATTTACGTATGGAAGTTGGAACTCTTGAGACAGGATTGAGTATATACCACTCAGGGTGTCTTCGAGTTCTCCTGCGAGGTATCGGATTTCTTCTGCGGTGACCCGCTCTCCGTTACGTTGAACAGAAGACTGAAGCATAAACTGTTGTGAAAGCCGTTCTTCGATTGACTGCATTGCTTGGTAGGCAACTCTAAAGTCGTTGAATTTATCCATTTGAAGGACTGATACATCGTTGCGGTTTCCCTCAATGATTGCTGTGTTTTCTGCCTGAGCGATGGAACGCATTCGTGTGGTGCCGTTAGGGTTCACCATGAAGAGGACTTTAGCAGCAGCCGCTGCACCCTCCACAATGGCCTGTGACAGCCCCTCAAGTGAGCGTAGGTCGCCCAGGAGTTCCTCTACGAAACCACGTCCGTAGTCTTCGCCGTCGATACGGGAGAAGCGTAAGGGGAGGAATGGTACGTTGGCTTGTTTGTATTTGCCTTTAGAACCAGTGACCAATGTCCCTTTGCATTCCTGATAGACTGTAAAGAACTCATTCTTGCGTTCGACGTGGGTATAAATCTCCACGGTCTTTTCATCGCCTTCGAGTTTCCCAGAGATATTAGCTGCTGTCGCTTTGTCTAATGCGTTTGGTGAGACATGCTCAACCGTCACAATCTCCAGCACTTCACCATTAGGTGAGCGAGAGACGACATAACTGTCTAAATGGATTACTCGTGTCTTTTCGGGGCCAACCTGCAATAGCACGTTGCCGCCTACGATTAAGTGTTTTAGCGCCTCGTGTACGGCAACTCGGTCTCCAGACGTTTCAATCTCGCTCATAACCGCCCGTTCATATTCACCCAGTTGTTGTTCAATCTGGGTTCTTGCAGCATCATCCTGAGCCAAATCCTTAAGGGTGTATGGCTCGACCATGAAACGGAAGAAGGGGGAGTTGGGTGGCATGAGGGCCAACGATAGCTTTGAAGCTAGGTTATTCACGCCTCTCGCGCCGATACCTTGAAACGGAGTGTATAAATCACTGGTCTCGTTATGGGTATCCTGCGGGATAAGAGATGGAATAGTTAGCTCTGAGCAATCTCTGGCTCTATCTAGGTAAGACTGACGGGTCTGTTCGAGTTGGCGATACCGCGCTTCTGCGGTTCCCATGCTCATTTATATTCTCACTTGTTAATTTGAAGCCCAGCACCTTTACCAAGGTTCGATACGGTAGGGTCTAGGTCTACTTTTAGTTGAGATGTTCCCGATGCTTTATTGGCAGCGGCACCTTTTTCAGCGGCCATGCCACTCTCAGGTGAACTTGGGTCGTACATATTTGTCATTACCGGGTTCGCTGATGGTGGGGCTGCGGGGGGTGGCGCTGGTGCTGGTGTTGGGGATTGTCCTCCAAAGCACATAGTTATTCTCCTAGTTGAGAGGCCATTTGGTCCTCATGGATTTGTAAAAGAAAATCGACGACTGACCGTTGCCCACCACGCCACATCAATTGAGAGTAGTCTTCGTTCTCAGTTGGGCTTTTGTCAGGGAAGCGAACATTAAGTTCTTCGATTAATTCATTGGTTATATATGGAAACATTTGTTATCCTCTTTAGTGCAACAAACAAACTTGCCCTAGTTAAAGGACAAGTCTTTTGTTATTCGCAGCTTTTTTGACCAGTGTTCGGGTCAATGTAGCAAGCCTCAGCGGCTGGTTTCTCTTCAGCTTTAACTTCGTTCAAAATTCCATATCTTTTTCCTGCGGCACGAAAGGTGGTTATGCCTTTGCATCCTGCTTTCCACGCATCGAAGTATAGGTTTTTGAAGTCATCATAGCTGACGCCTTCGCCAACATT